ATGAATCTGATGACTGCCATGCTCCGCGGATTCGTCCAGGGCGCGAGGGAAACCCCGGCCGGATTCTTCTCTCCGATAACTGGCCTGTGGCGGATCATGTCTACTCAGACAGATCGGGCCATCGGCAGGCACCGGCGGAAAGCTCTTCGTTGAGGACGGACAGGCCTTCGATGACGTAAGAGGCTCCTTAAACAGCGAGCTCAACTGGTCCTGTAACGGTAGAAATGTGTGCAACGGGCCAATCTACAGTCAGAAATCTCTGCATGGGTTCACGGCGAGCCAGTATTGTCTGCCTGAAGGGGCAGAATCTCTGCCTGATCAGGGCAGAATTGTCTGTCGACGAACAACTGCCTTTGGAGTCAGGTAGAGGCTAGATGCCCTGTCTCTAGCGGACGATCAGGATCCAGCGCATACGTGGCCCGGCCTACCAGACCATCGAACACCTTTGGATTGTGCATGCTGCTCCAAACGAGGAAGTCGATTCGATCATGCATGGGGCTCGATCTTGCTCATTCTGCGATCTCATCCTTGTCGGGGAAGCCACCAGGGAAGCAAGGGCCGGAGCCATTGCCAGGCAAAGCCCACGGACCGGATCAGACCAGACACATCATTTCGCATAATGTATATCGTGCAAGGCGTTACCAGCTTGCGGCATGGCCTGCACGTCGCGGGGGAGGGTGAAGCCAACGGCAAGCAGCACCACCATTGCAGCTGTCGCCAACCTCTTGGCGAGCGCAGCCCAGGCCTTGCCAGCTTTACCTTCCGCACGGATTGCTTTGATGGCCACAAGCCATTGCACAGGATCGTCTCCGGCCATGACGGCCATCTCTGCGATGTGCTCTTCATCGGGGTAGGCATCCCCATTGCGCCACTTCGACACCGCTTGCCGGTGCACACCAAATTGCGCCGCCAAGGCGCTATCTGACGCGATTCCCGCCCTCTGCCGAGCCTTGTCGATCAGGGTGCTAACGATGCTCATGTCCCGTACCTAGTTGACAGCGTGTCCCGTAATCAGGTTACATGCTCTCCGTCCCGTACACACGGGACACCCGCCAACGGCACCCCAAGGCTGCTGGCGGGTTCCCTTGGGGGCCTTGGGGTAGGGGACAGGGATGATCGATCCGCTCATTACCTTCGTGCTGCTGGCGGCCATCGTGGCCGTATCCATTGGCTGCGCAAAGCTCGTTTCGTGGCTGCTCGACCGGCGTGATTACACCGCCTCGCAGCAGTCCCGCGAAGCCCAGGTCATCGCAATCGCAAAGGCTGAGATTGCCGCCACTAAGCGTGGCGATCTACTGGGCGCTGCACGCCTCGCAGAACAGCAGGAGTCGCTCTGTGGTCGGTGATCGCGCGGTGCTGGCCGGGTCGGGACTCCCCTCGTCTAACAGGGGAGTCAGTGAATTCAGGAACCCCGAGGGAACTCTAACGGTCGGCATTGACTGGTTCTCCGCTTCCATCGATCTGCGCGCAGCGCTGGATGAACTCGCGTTCCGTGATGGCGACAGCTTCGAAGAGGTCCGGCAGTGGATCGAGTTCTCGCCGGACAACGCCCGCATCGCGGCCCTGCAGGTGTTCTGCTGGTTCTTTGCCGGGCTTGGCCTTGAACTGGATGAAACCGTGGGCGGCGGTCGTTTCTACACGTGGCGCATCAAGATCATCGACGCGGCCAAGAAGTTCGTAGGCATGATCGAACTGGGCGGCGAAGATTGCCGCCGCGCCGATGGCACGTATACCGCTCGCATCGAGCTAACCGGTGATGGATGCAAGGCGATAGGCGCAGCGCGCTGCGGCCATGCGCAGCGGTGGCTGGAGCTTCGAGCGAAGCTCGAAAGCTGCGCCGGAAGGATCACCCGTGTGGACGTGTGCGCCGATGACCTGGTGGGCGACTACCCGTTGCGCATGGCGCAGAAGTGGTACGCCGCTGGCGACTTCGACAACCGTGGTCAGCGCCCGAAGGCGCAGCTGGTGGACGACTACGACAGCGGTGACGGCAAGACGTTCTATGTCGGCGGCAAGAAGTCGGAAAAGCAGCTTCGGGTCTATGAGAAGGGCAGGGAGCAGGGCGACAAGAGTTCGCCGTGGGTGCGCTATGAGGCGCAGTTCCGAAATTCCAACCGCAAGGAACTGCCGCTCGACATTCTGCGTGATCCGGCTTCCTACCTGCTGGGCGCCTATCCGGTGCTGTCCTTTCTGCGCTGCGTTGCCACGCGCATCGAAATCACGAAAGCCGCTGTTGAAGCGACGTGGAAGAGCGTTCGTCGCCACATCCGCCGCCAGTACGGCGCGGCTCTCAATTTCATCGCCAAGAACTGCCCCGACGATCAGGGGCTGCGGGCGGTAATCGAATCCTGCACTTCGCCATCGCTGCCGAAGTGGGTCACAGGCGACACAGCAGCGCATTGGCCCGAAATCGCGGCCGTACAGCCAACCCAAAAGGGGTAACGAAATGATCCAGAACGTCATCAAGGTCACCGTCCTGTCGTCCAGCGTCGATGAGCGCGGCGGCAGCTTCAAGAACGATGCGGGCGAGAGCGTGGAATACACCACCCGCAAGCAGAAGGCCAAGCTTGAAACGGCAGGCTTTGCCTATCCGTTCGATGTGCGCCTGGACAAGGGTCAGCAGCCGTTCGCCGAGGGCGAATATGAGTTGGACGTGGCCGCCATGGCACAGGTCAACAAGGGCGTTCTGTCGCTGAGCAAGTTCACTGCGCTGCGTGCGATGCCCAAGGCCGCACCGCGTCCGGCAGGGCAGGCCTAAGCCATGGGTCTCTGCGTTGCTTTCGGGGAGGACGGAACGCTGATCCCAACCGGTCAGCCCGTCGATCAGTGCGCGGGGTACGTACTGATGAGCAGCGCAGAGGCCTCTACCGTGAGCCTGATTGCCGAGGCGTTCCAACCGCCCACCAAGGAACAGTTGGCCGTGTGGGCGGTGTCGCCCATGGCGCTGATTCTCTTCTTCTTCGTCGTCGCCCGGATCGCCGGTTCCGTGGCGTCGTTCTTCAACACCCACCGGTAACCCATCCACTCATGAAAGGAGCATCACCATGGATTTCAGCGGAATTCTGGACGGCCTGTCCGTCGCCTCGGCCACCACTGCCATCGTTGCCGCGGCGGCGCTGATCGCGCTGGTCGGCTTCTCCAGCTGGGCAGCACGCAAGGTGGCGGGCTTCTTCGGCAAGTAATGCGAAGGGGCAGGGTGGGGCAGGGAAACCTGCCCCTTTCTATTGGGAGGGCGTATGGACTTTGAAAGCATCATGGCCTCGCTGCAGCCCGCAACGGCTGCGCTGGCCGTCCTGGGGGCCGCAGCGCTGTACGCGCAGATCAAGTTCTGCCTATGGGCTGCACCGAAGGTCGCGCGGTTCTTCATCGCTCGGAGGGTCGGATGATCCTGTGTCTGTTTGCTGGGCTGCTGAGCGCGCTGTGTGGCATTGCAGCGGCCATTGGTCTGGATGCGCGATGAAGTGGGCTGCTGCGCTGGGTGTGGCCGCGCTGTTCTTGCTGGGCGCAAGGACCGCCTATGCCTTCGATGAGGGCGAGGCAATGGTTTCTTGCCAGAAAAGCCCCCAGTTCAAGGCTGGCAATTCTGCAAAACAATGCGTGGTTTTGCCGAAGAACGCTGAGGGAAAATGCCGCGTCGCGGTGGCTGCTATTGGAGGAGGCTATATCGAGTCGAGCTTCATCGCATACGACTGCGACAAGAAGTGCAACACGCGTCCGGAAGAGTTTGGCTGGGCAGGCGGTGAAACATCGGCGTCGGTCAACGTGTGTGAACGGGGCTGCATGTACACCAGCTCGCTCGATCCGCAAGGTGCGGCGGGCTATTCGTACAGCCCTACGGGCGCAACCTGCTCCACATCGGATGCCCCAGCGCCAACGCCTGCGGGCGATGGCACCGATCCGGGTGGTGGTGGGGGCGAAACCGGTGGCGGCGACGGCGGTGGCGGGACCAATCCCGGTGGCGGTGACGGCGATGGCGGCGGCGGGACCAATCCGGGCGGCGGAGATGGCGGTGGCGGTACCGGTCCGGGCGATGGTGACGGCGGTGGTGACGGCGGCGGTGGTACCGGACCCGGCCCCGGCCCGGGGGACGGCGACGGCGATGGTGATGGCCCAGGTACACCCGGAGAGGATGGTGGGCCGCTCTACGAGCATGACAAGAACCTGACCATTCCAAAGGTCTACGCTGAGTTTGAGCAGCGGGTGAAGAAGGCGCCGATCATCGACGCTACAAAGCGGTTTTTCACGGTGTCCGTGGGCGGCAGCTGCCCGGTGTTCACCGTCCCTGCGTCGGCGTACTGGGAGGCCATGACGTTCGACCTGCACTGTAGTGGCGCCATCTTCGCGCTGTTGCAGCTGATCGGCTGGGTGCTGCTGGCGATGGCCGCATACAAGGCCGGGGAGATTGCGCTCACATGATGCACTTTGTCGCTTTCGTGACTGCTCAGGCTGGGTGGCTGCAGGATCTCACTACGTGGTTCCGCAAGCAGATTGAACGGTTCTGGGATGCGATCGTTCAGTTCTTCAACGACCTGATCATTCTTGCCATCAAGGCCGTGCTTGAACTGGTGGTCATGGCATTTGAGCGCCTGCCGGTTCCGGACTTCATGCAGCAGTACAGCATCGGTGGATTGCTTGGCAACGCCGGTTCCACCGTGGGCTGGTTCGTCCAAACCTTCCGCATCGGCGAGTGCTTGGCCGTCATTGCACTGGGGATCGCGTTCAAGATCACCCGCAAAATTCTGACCTTGGGGAAATGGTGACATGCTCGTTTTCAACGAAGGCGTGCCGCGCGCAGGCAAGAGCTACGACGCGGTAAAGAATCACATCCTGCCGACGATCAAGAAGGGGCGACGGGTGTTTGCTCGCCTCAACGGCCTGAACCATGAGCGCATCGCCGAGTACCTGGGCATGCCAGTGGATGAGGTGCATCAGCTGCTCACGCTGGTGGACACCAAGGACGTCGCCAGCACGTTTGCCTGCTACAAGGATGACGCCACCGGCCAGTGGTGCATCCCCGATCAGTTCAAAGACTCGCTGTGCGTCATTGATGAGGTCCATGAGTTCTACGTGGCACAGCGCCAGCCGTTGCCGGATGCCGTGGAGAACTTCTGGGCGCTGCTTGGCCAGAATGGCGGCGACGCGGTGATCATGACGCAGTGGATCAATCGTGTGCATCAGGCGGTGCGCGCGCGCATCGAGCGCAAGAACGTCTTCCAGAAGCTCACTGCGGTCGGCATGAAGAACCGCTATCGGGTGACGTTCTTCCACACCACTTCGCCGGGCAAATATGAGCGGGTAGGGGGCAAGACAGAGAAGTACGACCCGGAGATTTACCCGCTCTACCACGGCTACGCCGTGGGGTCAGAGAACACCGAGGTATACGAGGAAGGCGGCACCAACATCTGGAAGGCGCTGGCCCTAAAAGGGTCGATTTTCGGCATCATCGGCATCGTGGGTGCGGCGGTCTTCATTGGCTTCTTCATGACCGGCGGCGGCTTGGTGCCGGAGGAAGAGAAGAAGGACGATCTGCCGGGCATGAAGGCTGAGGCGTCCAGTACCGCCAACCCGGCCCCGCAGGTGCCCGGAGTGCCCGTCAAGAAGGCCGAGCCTGATCCGCTCGCGAAGCTCAGCCCTGAGCAGCGCTACGTCGCCCAGCTGTCGAAATCGAACCGCATCCGACTGGCGCTTACGGCGTCGTTTGGTGAGCGCCAGGTCGGCATGGTCGAATGGGTAGACAGCAGCAACAACACCGCCGATCAGCTGAGCTTTGATGCCCTCATTGCGATGGGCTACCGCGTGCGCGTGTTCGCCTACGGGGCCAAGCTGACCGCCGAGGATTTCACCGTGATAGCCACCGCGTGGCCGCGTCAGGCGCCGCAACGTGACGTGGATTCGCGCCTATATCGCCTAGACGACGCGAGCGCGGGCGCGGGCCTTGCGACCGCAGGGAGTGAGGCCGGCGCCGGCGTCCGCGTCAGTGGCGGGCAGGGCACGCCTACCGCGAACGGAAGCACGCTGGTGCGTGTCGGTGACCGCCCGATGGGGACATTCCCTGAGTCGAAGCCTTACCCGGCCAGCTTCTGACAGGGGCGCAGCATCGGCCTATACTCGGGCCATGAACCGGTATCTAGACCTGCACTACTGGGTTGCCCGATGGATGGATTGGGCCTTCTCGCGCCGCAAGGCGTGATGCGTCACGCAAATGACTGAAATCAAGTAGGATTCCCCGGAATCTGGAGGGGGAATATGGATATTCGACTTGGGGTCATATGCCTGTTACTTGCATCGACCGGTGTCGCTTCGGCGCAGCAGATCCACTCTGCAAGGGGGCCAGCGCCAAAGCCAATCCCAGCTGCGCCAAGGGCTGCACACAACTCAATGGCGGCTGGCACTACGCCGTTCAACTGTGACCAGTACCGCTGGCCTAATCACCCGCACCCGGGAATGAAGCCGCTTTGTGACGGGCTGGAGGCCGATGTCCTTCAAGGCGAGTCCAGGCAGGCGGGACGCCCGAAGCCATCGACTGAGGTGGTTGCATTGCCTGCGATGGGTACGGATGCAGCCAAGCGCTCAGGAATGGCTTGCATTGGCGGTCAGGCGATGCGGAGGTTGCCGAACGGATGGGAACAGGTTATGTCGCGCTCAGGGGGCTGGCTGCGTTGCCGAGAGCGGTGAATCGGGGTGTAGGGGCGGCGCCCCTACGGAAACGCCTCACACGCGCTCGCGGCGTATCGGCCCCGGTACCGGCAGGACTGCCGCTGACGGCTCGGCGTCGGCTCCAGCCATCGCCACCGCCGAACGCTTTTTGCGCTGGCTCACAACGTCCCGAAGATTGACGACAGTGGCAGGATGATGGCGAATGCCGGCGTCGCGATTGCGAACATTCTTGGAACTGTCGATCGACGGTGCCGAACGTGCAGCTTCCATCATCCGGCGCCATTCCTGCGCTTGGCAGGCGGTGAGCGACAGCCAGGCCAAATCTTCCGGGAGCAGTTCACGGCCCTCAGGCGTGATCAATCGATCGCCGAGGAAAGAAAAACCGGCCCAAGGGCCGGTCAAGTCGATACGGTGGTGCGGGTCGAACTCAATCATGCCGCGATCTCATCCTTGTCGGGGGAGCGAGAAGGCAGGCAAGAGCCGAGCCAGAGGCCAAGCCATTGCCATGCAGACCCGACAAAGGCCCAGAGCTGACGGATACGGCATTTCGCATAATGTATATTATGTTCAGATCATCATGGCGTGGCTGGCACGGCTCTTGCCGTCTCCACGGCTCCTACTCTGGCATGGAGCCTGATCGTGCGTGATCGGAAATTGACCGGCCCATGGGCCGGTTTTTCGTTTAAGGCTGGCCGACTGGTCACCCCCGAAGGCCGCGAGCTGGAACCGCAGGATCTGGCATGGCTGTCGCTCACTGCTGCGCAGGCACAGGAATGGCGTCGGATGATGGAGAGCGGCCGCGCGATCGGCAAGCCCCGGAAACCCTTGTCCTTCAACGCCGCCAGCGTAGTAAATCTCTCCGATGCCCTGGCACAGCGCCGGAAAAAGCGGTCATCGGTGGCGATGGCTGGCCCCGACGCCGAACCTCCCACAGCGGTCCTGCCGGTACCGGGGCCGAAACGTCGCCAGCGCGTGTAAGGCGCTTCCGTAGGGGCGCTGCCCCTACACCCCGGCGTGATGCGTCACGTTAATCACTTGCAGGCGGACCAAACCTTGTCGTCCATCCGCCGACTGAGTTCAAACGAGCGATGCAGGCCTGCCGCCTCATAGACGCGTGCGCGCTCCGCTTTCGCCGCCTCGCAGGCGTCAGGGTCCCTGTATTGCGAAATGTGATGCAGACGGGCGCCGCCACCGCCATTGCTGTAGACAGGCCGCGTAGGCGCCGGCCGAGGTGCAATAGCGGCCGCATTCTGCTGCCGCAGATCGTCCAGGTAGCGCTGATTGGCGGCCGCCGCTTCCGGCGATATGGGCGCGGGATCAGCCAAGCGGATATGGACCGTCTCACCCTTGGCGCAAGGCCGGCTTTGATACTGCGTTCCTGCCTTGTTGACGCACTTGTAAACGAGGCTGACGGGCTCTTCAGCGCCAACACCAAAGCTAAGCGCACCGAGCAGCGTCAATGCTGCAATCCTTGTGATCATGACTTCCCCCTGTAGCCAGGGCGAAGCTTACCGCTCAGGTGGCGAACGCCACAAGAATCGCCAGATGGCCCACGTAGTAGCCGTAGAAGGCCCATCTGCCCCGTGGCAGCTGCCAGCGCACCCCGGACAGGGCCACGATCACCGGAAGCGCCGCCAAGGCCCACAGATTGCCGTTGAACAGGCACAGCGGCACGAACCCGGCCAGCACCAGCAGCGGTCGACCCGTGCGGAACCCAAGCCATGCCAGCAGCACGAAGGCCACGCCGGACCACTGGTAGTCCACGAATGCCGGCAGCACCGCCGCGGCGAATGCCAGGACAACCCATCTGCGTTCGCTGGCCGCATATACCGCCGCCGCGCACAGCGCGAAGGTCAGCAGGATGTTCAGCGGAATCCAGTAGCCGAACGCCAGTGCGTGCACCGGCTGGGCGATGACACCCCACATGGCAAGTCTGCGAACTGACTTGACCACATCGGCACCGGGCTGGGCGAGGTTGTACGCCATCACCAGCGCGAACAGGGGAAAGGCTACCCGCCCCGCTTCGCTGAGACCTGGCACATACCCGCCGTAGATCACCTTGGCGACGTGATCCCCGGTCATCAGGATCACGGCCAGCCACTTCAACAGTTCGCGTGCGCTGCTGGTCATAGGAGGTTCGGCGCCGTGGAGGTGGTCAGGAAGGTGCTGGTTTCATGCGCCTTGGATTCGGGGAACGTGCCTGACGCTCGCTCAACGTGCTGCATCACCGCCCCGCCCGCCTCGCTGCGGATGCGGATGCGGCGGGATTCCTCTTGATAGTGGGCCGACTGCTGATAGTCGTTCATGCGCCGAGCCTCAGCCTGATTCGTGTCGAGGAAGGGCTCGTACTGGCCCTCACGAGCAACGAGCCTGCACTGCTGCTGATCCATCACGTACGTCGTGCCCTGCTCCGTCTTGCAGCTGCATCGCCCGATCTGATGCTCGCCCATGGCGTCCAACCCATCGCCCGAGGCCATGCAGTAGACCCGTGGCGGCTGGTTGGTGGGGATCGTCAGCGAGTCGTAAGCAGGTGCCGTCCACGGCTGTCCGTCGACTCGCGGTGTCATCCACGCCACGTAGTCGCTGGAACGCGACGCCGAGGGTGGTTCGGCTTGCGGCGCGGCTGCGACCGTCGCTCCCGCTCCGTTCTCCGCCGCTTGCTGCGCCGATGCCTGGGGCTGGGCAGTGTTCAACTCCCCTCTAAGCTGGGAATTCACGCGATTCACGGACCACCATGCACCGTAGATCACCACGGCCAGCAGAAGGAATGCAGCCGGGTAGTACCACGGGATGTTCTTCTCGCTGGTGTCCATCACGGTGGACTCATAGAGCCCCATAGGCCGCTTAGGCAGCTTCACCCGCTTCAAGATCAGCGGATGGCCCTTTTCAGGGTTCTTCTCGTAACGGTCGAACGTGCGCAGGTGCGCGAACGGCAAACCGAACCGGCGCCGCACATGCACGTGCCGTTCGATGAGGTCCTGCACGAAGTCGTCGCACTGCCGATCCGGCGACTGACTGACGAAAATGAAGTCGAGGCCGCGATGGCGATGCTTTGCCAGCTGTTCGACGTGATGCGGCACGGCAGAACCGGGGCGCCGCTTGGGCAGCATTCCATGCTCATATGCCTCATCCACCACGCACACCGCGCCGTCAGGCAGGAAGTTCGGCCAGTCGCAGAACTCTTCCGGGGTCATGGGCAACATGCGCGCTTCGTCGTGCTTGAAGCCACGCACGTTGCAGACGTAGACCAACCGACCCTGATTGAGGAAGTCGATGGCGTGGTCGATTGCGTGCAGAGTTTTGCCGTGTCCAGGCTGGCCCGTGTACCAGTAGATCATTCCTTGGTCACTCCCAGCTGCTGTGCTGCCGAGGTCGGCATCGGAATGATCTTGAACATGAAGCGCACCGAGAGCGCCGACAGGATCATGGTCATGAACTGATCGAAGCCCACGGCGCCCATGAAGTTATGCGCCCAATCCGGCAGGCCGCCCATGTAATTGCTGATGAAGCTTTTCAGCTGCGGCAGAACCTGATTCATGGATACCAGGGTGATGCCGGCAGCACTCAGCCCCTTCGTCACGATACGGCCGACGCCGCCGAACAGAACGGTCCAGACGAGATTGACGCCACGAGTGATCCACTCCCAAACCATGCTCATCAGGAATCTCCGAAGACAATGCGGAACGAAATGAATGCCCCCATGAGCAGCATCACCGCGCGCATGGCTGCGACCAGCTGACACCACCACGTGGTGCTATCCAGTGACACGGAACCGAACTTCCCAAAGTCGAGCGTGCCGAACGTGGGACAGGAGCCGCCGCCGAAGCCACTGGTATCGATCAGGTCCGCGTCGAACTTCCATGACCACTTGCCCGGCCCGTCCACGTCTTCCGCTCCGGCATGGGGATCGCCGCCGCTACCCTGTCCCTCGCCCGGACGGCCTGCGCAAAGCTGTGCACGCTGCGCACGCAGCTGGTTGGCCTGCACGGTGTCGCCCTCAACGCTGAAAGGCGCATCACAGTTACCCACGTCGCCGGTCACCTTGCCGCCATTGGCCTTTTCTGCTGCACAACGCGTTGACCAGGTCTGCATCGCGATCATCCCGAGGATGGGATCACCGCCGGTTGCGGGCGGAGAGGTGCACGTCCCGCCGCCGCTGGCGGTATTGCCATTGCCCTCGCCCTTTTCGCCGTTGCCGTTGCTACCACCAGCACCGGGACCGGAGCCATCACCCGGCGTGGGGTTGTTGCCGTTGGGCGTGCCCTTGTTGCCGTAGAAGTTGTAGTTATTCGTTGACTTGTCAGTGCTGTTGTTGTTGGTGATGCCACCACCCTGCCCTTGCGACTGCCAGTTCTCGCCGGGGCGATTGGTCGGAGGGTTTGCCGGAGTGTTCGGGGCACTGATGCTTGCGGCCTCGGTGCGAGGGTTGTTGGTGGCCGTATGGCCGGTCTTGTTCGATGTATCGCTGGCGCAGGTGCGGAAGCCCGACGCGCTGCTGATACAGGTTTTGTCAGGTGATTTACACACCTGATAACCGGCTGCCTGATGGCAGTACTCATCCTTCTTTTCAGGCTTCGGCGGCGTGGTGTCCGGTATGCAAATGTCGCCCGTGGCGCGCCACGTTCCCGAGCGAATCGATATCGCATTCGGGTTGCCATTCTCACGCAGCGAGAAATCAGTGCCGGGGTCAAGGTTCGGCTGCACCTTGCAGCCGTTGTCGCAGACGCCGCCGGAGTACATCGTCCCGTTGATCATGCCTGCCTGACCGTCTACGCGGGTATTGCACTTGCGGTCACAGTCATAGGGGACATCACCCGACTCGATCCAGCCGCCGTCCTTGGAGGGAATGCCCACGACGCATGAGCCGGTGTAGATCTTGCCTCGGTCAACGCATTGACCGCTGGAATTGCTGGCCTTGAACTGCGGACTGTTCCGGCAGGACACGGCCGCCTGCCCGGCATCAAGTCCGGCGAATGCCTGGGGCGCCGCGAGTATCGACACCACAAGGCACACCATCAGCGCTACGAATCGAATGCGAGCCATAGCGCCCCCAGCACTGCCACGATCACGAAATAGCCCATAAGACCCCCAAAAAAGTAGGGGCGACGTGCGCCCCTACTTGGCCTGCTTGATGTTCCCCCACAGCAGAAACAGCCCCTTCACCGCTGCGAGAACCGAGAGGATTCCCGCGATGACCTCAGCGGCCGTCGCGAGATACCCCATGATTGCGACTACGACGGGCACGACACCCGCCCCCGGTTACTTGGCGCGCTTGATCATCGACCACAGCAGGAACAGGCCCAGCACACCGGCCAGGACGACCAAAATGCCGCTGACGCTGGACTTGCCGTTGGTGATTTCGGCGGTGATGGCCTCAGCCGGACCGCCACTGGCGAGCGCGGCGCCGCTGGCGACCATGGCAGTGGCACCGGCAACAACCTTGCCAGCAGCGGAACGACCGAAACGACGTGCAACGTTCATGTACTTCATCGGATGTAACCTCTTGGTTGGGTCAGAACCGCTCACGGGACACACGGGCGAACTGTCTGAAAACGACGCCCAGTGCCCAGCAGGCCGCGATGGCAAATGCGACTTGCGTACCCTCAGCCAGCGTGAGCGGCGGTAAGACTGGCTGAGGGTTTTCGATCCAGACCGGCACAGCGCAGACGCCATCGGCACCGATGTTCTGGACCGCACACGACTGGATGTAGACCGGCTCTGGCATGGGTCAGGGCTTCGCTGCGGCCGGCGCGGCCTTGGCCTGCAACGGAACGAGGTCCACGTAGCGCTTGAGCGTCAGATCGCCGTAGGCAGACAGGGCAAACGACATGGGGTCCAAGTCGTACTCACCAGCCGGGTACGCCGGACGCTGACCAAGGCCCACGCGGAACGGCAGCTCGAACCCGTTGCCCAGGTCGAGGCCGACCATCTGTGAACGGATGATGGTGTTGGTCTTCTGGTTGCGCTGTTCATCGACAGCGGCAGACTTCACGCGGCAGATTGGCATAGCTCTTCTCTCACATAGCGATGGAGTGGTTCACCCTTTGCAATGCCGCGAAAACGTCCGGGGTGACCATCACGGACGACGCGGGTCAGCAGGAAATCGGTCAGCGAATCGCCAAACGCTCCATGCAGTACACCGATGGCCGGACCTACTTGGCGCTCCAACCACAGCACCATGGCCTCAGCCGAAACCTCAACTTGCTTGCGGATCGTGCGCAGACGGGTGCACACGCCGGTAATCAGGTTTTGAAGGGCGCTGTACGAGCCACGCAGATACGCACCGGGGTTGAGCAGCACATCCAGCGGAATTTCCATGTGCTTGCCGAACAGGCGAACCTCAGCGCGCACCCAGCGGGAGGAAGGCATACCCTCAGCCTTGCCCTTCTCGTAGACGCACAGTTCCTTGTGACCCTTGCCGCCCACGTACAGCGTGCAGCCGGTGTTGTGGCCTTCGTCGGAGATGAAACGGTGGCGCGGCGGGCAACCGCCCTCGGTAAAGCCGCCCTGTGCGGCCACTTCGCGGAGCGCATGCACGTCCAGGCGCTCGCCTTCGTAGTCATCGTGTGCGCAGTCAACGCGAGTGATCTTGGCGCCAAGCACGGAAAGCTGCTTGAAAATACGGGTGCGATCACGAATCCACTTGCACCCCATGCCGGTAAGGCTGATGCACACGGTGCTCTTCTTGCCACCGATGCCGACGCGTCCAACCACCTCGTTTTCGCGGTCGATCAGCACCGCCGACTGCTCGTAGAAATTCCAGTGCTTCTCACGGATGGCACCGGCAACGACTTCACCCCGGAAGCCGAAGATGCGGAACAGCAAGAGGTCGAGCTTCTTGCAGTTGACTTCTTCAAGGGCGGAGAGCGGGACCACAAAGGTCAGGTAGTCGATGATTGCGTCTTCCTGACCCTTTTGGCCCGTGTTACTCCCCGGGCCAATTGCCGCCGCTGCCGCTGCTGCGGCAGCACCCTTTTGACCGACTGAAACCGGGGAAAAGCCCCCTGCCCCACCCTCGACAGCCATGCGGAAGCGCGCGCGATCAACGGCCATTGCGACGCCCCCAGTGGCTGCGCAGCACATCCCATGCCCACTCCAGCCCGAGGCTGACCAGTGCGCCAGCACAGCAGACGACGACAAACCCGACGACCAAGGTCAGCGCGTCCTGATTCACGTCACACATGGGCTGTCTCCCGCTGCTCGGCGTAGCGAGCGGCTGCCAGCAGATCACCGCGCTTGGTGGCCGCGATTTCGGCCTGATAGAGGGTTTCTTCATCCGGGGTCCAGCCGGTTGCGGCCAGTTCGGCGCGTGCCTGGGCTACGAAGGCGGCTTCGCGTGCAGCACGGCGGGACGACTCCCCTGCCCGACCGATGCACCACGAAGCCAGTTTGACCAGCCCGAACGAGACGGCTGCGATGGAACCCAGCAGCGCGACGGAAATGAGTGCATCCATGTGCCCTACCCCTCCCCAAGCCCCTACCCCAAGGGAACCCGCCAGCGGCCTTGGGGTGCCGGTGGCGGGTGTGATGTATCTACATCACGCGCCGCATGTAAACTGATCCCATCACGTCGTGTCAATAGGATTCATCACATGAACGCTCTTGCAGATCTTCTGGACGCAGTGCGCGAACGGTCAGGACTCCCGTCCGACATGGCTTTGGCAACGAAATTGGGAATCCAGCGGCAGACCCTGCATCAGGCCCGAAAAGGCGTTGCGGGGCTTTCAGATGAGCGAATTGCGCAGCTTTGCGAGCTGGGCAGGCTGGACGGCGCCGTTTGGCTGGCGAAGATCCACGCCGAGCGGGCTACCTCCCCGGTAGAACGCCGGGTATGGAGGTCGGTGCTGGACAGGCTAAGCGCGGCGGCGGCAGTGCTGATGCTGGTAGTGTTCGCAGCACCAGGCGCCGCACGCGCTAAGGCCATTGATTCACAAGGCTTTTCCGGCTCGACTCAGCCGCATTCTGTATATTATGTTACCAAGATGTCTACCCATACGAACCCCCAACCAGTCCAGTCCTGGCCGTGTTGAGCGCTGCGAATTTGGGGCAGCTTGCGCGGCAACTTGTAGCAATTGATGCGCTGAGCTACGTGCAGTCCCAATGACTCGCTGTGATCTTGGTGCATCACCAATGGTGCGTCGCGAATCTGTTGCATCTCCAATGATGTTGCCAAGGCGTTGCAGCCACGCGCTTTCGAGAGCATCTAATTTGGGAGACGGCTATGACCGTCGGCTTCATTTCTGAGCTAGCTCAGCGGCTTGGACCCTCCAATTTTGAAGAGTCCAAGCGAACAATTCACTTGCTGGCTCCGGTGTCGCGGTCCCCGAGCCCCAACCACGTCAGAACCCCTTGGACTTCGGCGGTGTCAGTCAAGGCGCTGACTGATCCATTCCCATGTCGCCTTGCTGAGGTAGCCTTGGTACTCGCCACGGACAAGCTGGGATACAAAAATCCCGTCATTCTTATCGAGCTTCTGTTGAAGATCGGCAGATAGATCGTGAGCGCTCATATCCCCGGACACCCAGCGGACCGACTCCAGATCAGGATCTGCTACGTTCTGGTAGCGCTCCAGGTGCTTGAGGAACGCAGTCCTCTTTGCGTCGTAGTTGGCTTCTCGGTTCAAATTCCAGGTGACAACATAGACGGCCATTTCGATCCTTCGAGACTGACACCGAACGTGTCTCCGTGATCTTAGTAAGTGCGACATATACGGTTCCGATAAGATATATTTATCGGAACTCAGGCTATTTTTAATCCCTACTTTCAACCACTTATGAGCGACCTTCTTCCAGCTCTGACCACCGCGGCTCCTGCCAATCCGACTGTGGCGCAGCTCTCGCAGTCCTCGGCGGACGCGGTGCGCGAAGTCTTCGCCGAAGCGGCCTCGGCCAACACCACGCGCAGTTACGCCACCGCCTTGCGCTACTGGGCGGCCTGGTACCAAGGCCGCTACGGAGCGGTCATCGCCATGCCGGTCGACGCGTCTTGCGTGATCCAGTTCATCATCGATCATCTGGCCCGGCGCTCAGGCGATGCCCTGACCTGGGAGCTGCCGCCGACACTGGATGCGCTTTTGGTGGAAGGCAAATTCAAGCAGCGCCAAGGACCGCTCAAGCTGTCGACCATCGTCCACCGCGTTGCGGTGCTCTCCAGCGCCCATCAATTGCTCAAGCTGGCCAATCCCTGCGAAAGCAGCGAGGTTCGGCAGCTGCTGGCCAAGGGCCGTCGCGCCGCACATAAGCGCGGCGAGCGGCCGAGCAAGAAGACGGCGATCACTGCGACCGAATTGATGGCGATGATTGCGACCTGTGAGGACGATCTTGTTGGGAAACGTGATCGTGCCCTGCTCTACTTCGCCTTCGCCAGTGGTGGGCGCCGTCGGAGCGAGACGGCCCATGCCGTCTTGAGCAAGCTTGCGCCGATCGACGGCGGCTACCTCTACCACCTGGACGTCGGCAAAACGCTTCAGGAGGGCGTCAAAGCAGGCGGCTCGCCGGACAAGCCCTTGTTAGGTCCACCGGCCGAAGCGCTTCGCACCTGGATCGAAGCGGCTGGACTGCAGGAGGGTGCCCTCTTCCGCCAATTGACACGCGGGAAAGTTGGGGCCGGCTTGTCACCCAAGTCGGTGGCCACCATCATCCAGAATCGCGCCCGCGCTGCCGGATTGGTGGGGAGCTTTGGCGGTCACAGCCTACGATCGGGTTTCGTAACGGAAGGTGCTAGGCAAGGAATTGCCCTGCCAGCCATTATGGCAATGACCGATCACCGATCGGTGGTCAGTGTCATCGGCTACTATCAGGCCGGTGCGGCCGAAACGAATCCGGCGGCTCGAATGCTGGAAGCTGCCGCAAGGTCAAGTGCCGAGCGCCCCATAGGGCGGTATGGAGACACGACGAGCGCTGAGTCCTAG